GTTTAGGCCGTTAGGTTCTGTGCGGATAGGCAACATAAACCCATCATCAGGCACTAACAACGGTGGGCTAATCATCTTTTGTGCTGCTTCGATAATAGTCTTAGACATCAGATTGAGCATCTTAACGTCTGGCAAAGCAGTCATGGCAGGTGATCGACCCATAACTTCTGATGTTGATTTTAAGAAACGTGGTGTGACATACGGCATTTCTTCAAAGCCGCCTTCAGACATAAGCATCTTTGTTTCCATGCAGATATACATAGAAGCGTATGGCATATTCTTGTTGTCAATCTTAGTAGGATCACGGTCATCACGTGGAACAACAGCGTGTAGAATTTCTACCTCTTCATCAGGCTTCTTTTCAAACTTGCGCTGAATAAACTCACTGACGTTCTCAATCCCAAACCGCTGTACAGCCTGACGTGCTGGTAGTTTATATTTACGGAATACACTATCAACAATGCCAAACTGATCTTCAGAGATTACATATTCGCTAATATGGCGTGTGCTAAACCGCAATTCGCCTTTGTCCATCTCAACAAACATATTGGCTGTGCCAAAGACAACCAGATCAACGTACAGTTCATGTGCTTCAGTTTCAAAGTTAGACTGATTAAATGCACGGATCATGCGCTTGCTGCTGTCTTCTAGCCAACGCTGGACATCTTCATCACGTCCAATGTCAGTGTCTTTCATGGCTAGATGAAACCATGGGGTAGCACCGCTAGTAAGCATACCATGTAAAGATGCAGACAAAAGATCAACGGACTGCAATGCAGTACCGTCAAAGATTTGCTCCATGCGCTTTTCACCTTTGGAACGCTTGCGAACAATGTCTGCCTTCCGTGGCAGCATATAGTCAGCCAGTTCTTGATAGTGGTTATCCCAATTGGCACGATAGCCTTCAAGGGCTTCAAAGCGAACAATTACATCTTTTACATCAGCCATGATTAACTCATTAATGTTGGGGTTGTACCACCTTGGCTATCACCAGCAAGACCTGCACCAGCAACAATAGTTGATGCACGGCCTCTACGCTTACGTACTGTCTTTAAGGCTTCTTCAGACAATGCCGCTGCTTTCTTCATATCAACCTGTGCAGGGGGGTCTGGTGGCGGCGGTGGGGCTGGGATCTTCGGTGATTTAAATAATGCAGTCATGATTACCTCGACATAATTGATTTCTTGCTAGGGTCACGCTCAATCACACCGTAACCACCTAATACATCACCAGCACCGCCAGCACGTTTTACCCTTGGGGATGTTCTGCGCCGTGAAGTCGATGGGGTATCAAGCAAGGATACCTCTAACTCTTCTTCTTCAGGTTCGGGTGCAGGGGCTGGAGCAGGATCACTGCCGCCACCTGTAATACCGCCAAGAATAGTTTTAGGAACATCAGCAACTGTTTCTACAGCCTTGCTGATTAACTTGATTGGTGCGCGAATAATACTACCCATAATACCCTACCAACTGTGCCAGCCAAACTTACCAGACTCTGATCTTATCCAGTAACAATTATTAAAACCACTTGATGATAACAGATTTTTTATAGTTATAAAAGCATAACGCAAATTACGCTTTGGGTCACGACAACAGAAATCTATTACCCAAGGTGTATCTCCGTCACCATAAAAGCCTTCTAATGGAAACTTACCATCAATTATGTACTTTTGTATATGCTGTTCATCTGGAAAAGCAAGTGTTGCAAAGAACACTGGTATCTCATCTCTATTAAATGCACATACGATAAGATCTAATGCTATTGGAATAGATATATATGGTTCAAAGTCGTGATCAGTATGACTATAAAACTTATCTAACTGCATAAGTTCTGTTACTGCATCATAGCATTTTTTATCTAAATCTACTTCTATCATAGCGTAAATGGATTGTAATCGTTCATGGCACGTTGTTGCGGTGGCTTTACCATTTGCTGTTTGTTCTCTAGGCCAATAGCCAAATAGCGGAAAGCGTCAGCAGCGTGTGAAGTATAATCATGTAGTGGACGATCACGGAAGACTTTACGTTTATCATCCCATTCCTGTCTGTAGCCACGCAGCATTTCGATGCCTGTAGCACAGCGATCTTTATCAAAGTATGTTCTTGGAAGCAGCATCCGTGCCGCATTGATGCCATCAGCTATCTTCATCTTAGGCACAACTCTAAAACGAATACCCAGACTATAAGCAGTCTCAAGACGTGACCTACCACTGCCCAACTCTTGCACGTTGATGTCGTGTGGCGCAAGGTGATCTCCGTATGAGTAGTCTTTCTGCCGCAATATATCGGCATAATGGTCAAGCCCAACACCGCTGTTCTCATAATAGTCAATTATATTTACTGCACCGCCACGGAAGATCTGAGCAAACCAAATGGCTGTAGAGTCGTTTACACCAAGATCCCATGCTGTATGCACAGGATAAGCAGGATCGTAAGGGATTCTTGTGATACGCCCATCGTCATCAGCATCTCCAAGAAGTTTTGCATAGTACGCTCCTATAATAGCCGCAGTAAACGAACACTCATATTCCTGCTCATACTGCTCTGGGGTCATCTGCTTCTTAGCAGCATCCAGCTCTTCATCCTTAACAATGTTTGTTTCGCTGGCACGTGCTATCTTCCAGTACCACTGGTCAGACCCCTCTTCTACCTCAGACTTGGCTTGCTCCATCAAATCAAAAAAATGATTATGACCAGCAGGAGTTCCCAAGAAAACAGCCGCCCCCTGTCTATCGGATAGGGCGGGTCTTACAACCTCCCCCCATACCCTTGGGTTTTGCATACCAAACTCATCAAAGATACATAGATCTAAATAAATACCACGCAAGCTGTCAGGGTTTTCAGCAGACAACAGCATCAACCTTGCACCATTAGGAAAGTCCACACGCAGTTCAGTCTCATTAAAAGATACGTTAGGAACTACACCTGCATAATACTTTACATAATCCCAAGCAATACGCTTGGCCTGTGTAAACGTAGGCGCAACAAAAGCAACTCTAGGTCTAGGAAGTTCGCAAGTAAGGGCATACTTAATTAAGTGATTAACAGCCCAGACTGTCTTACCAAAGCGTCTGTGCATTACCAGCACGTTCCATCGCTTCAGATCCTTGTGCATCTCAGCCTGTATAGGACGAGGCTTATAAGGTATGGTAACTTGCACTACTCAGTTTCCCAAACGATACGCACCGTACCGTCATTTATCTCTACACCTGCTTTACTCTTATTCTCTCCAAACCGTTCTGGCAAGACCTTACTAGCCTTCCAACGAACATGATGAGCATAATCCCTTAAAGCATTAGTGTCATACTTCCTAGCACCTGTCAGAACATCAACATACATAGTCTCAACATCCTCTAATGCCTTCTCAGCACTCTGACGCTGCGCTACCACTATCTCATCCGCTAACTCTTCATCATCCTTCATACGCCGATAAAACGTAGCACGACTTACTGATGCCATCTCACAAGCCTGTACAATCGTATAGCCATCTACAATGTACTGCTTAACTTCTGATGCCTTTGCTTTGGTGAGTTTCATGTCGTCCTTTCTGTGTGTGTAGAACACCTATTTAATGTCGATAGAGTGGCGGCGCGTGTTTTCGGGGGTATCGACCTGCGAAATGCCCCCCTATGCCTTGTATTCTGCCAGTTTTGCCGCCATGCCTTTCACTGTTGCGCGATGCTATGTCTTACTGTGATCACAAGATGCCAAAACAAAACAATCAATCCAATAAATTCAATGCCTTGTCTTTCATTGCCTGATCAATGCCCTGTATCATTGCACCATGAATCATTGCAATAATACCCTGCTTTGTATCATACAACCTTAATATTTAATAGACCCTGTGACGTGTATATATAATAAGGCATAAATAACAATAATATCTTTTATATCTTTTTATATTGACATTACATTATTGATTAGTCATGATGACCATATCACTAGTTATATGAAAGGTTAGATCAATGAAATTAATACCAGTACCAAACAGTCATGACGTGGTTAATGAATTGGCCTTGCGGCATTGTGGCAATGGCGATCTGATTAAACGTAAACCAGATGCCAAAAAGGTTTATGTCATCAATCACTATGACCGCGCATCCAAAACTTATTCATTATCAGATTATGATGATGATAACCGCGAAATCTTCTTGAAACCTTCAACCCTTGTTTATGTGGGTTTTGAGTTTTAAGGGGGCTATGATGATTATTATTCACGTTTTCTTTTCTATATGTTCGATGGTGCTAACCCTGCTAGGGCTTGGCATGATTGAAGACCAATCAAATATCGTGGCCTTTCTTGGCCTATTGATAACCCTTATCGGTTTAGCATCCGTGGGGGTTTTCGTTTCACTAGTCAATCATGAATTAAAGAAAGGGGCTTAATTATGGCTATCATGAAAACAAATCTTTTATCAATCGGCACTAATGCCAAGACCATCAAAGGCGATGGATCAGAGTATTTAACGGCAATCTTATATCTTGCCCCTGCTGATATCGTGGAAGGGGTTAACCTTTGCGCCATGGCGGTTTTGGCGGGTTGTAAATCGGCTTGCCTATATTCAGCAGGTAGGGGACAGATGAATTGCGTACAAAAGGCACGGATAAGAAAGACGGTTTTATTTCGTGACTATCAAGACCTATTCCTAGCCCAATTAAATGAAGACCTTGAAAGGTTTAAAAACTATTGCCTTAAAAAGGGTATTCAACCTTGTGTTAGGTTAAACGGCACGTCTGATATCCCATGGTATAAATTAATTGATATGGCTGGACGGTTTAAAGATATCCAGTTTTATGATTATGCCAAGGTTGTGAATAGGGTTTATAAAGATATCCCGAATAACTACCATATAACCTTATCATATAGTGAAGCATCACCACGTTATCAGGCCATGGTCTTGAAGGCCATGAAAGAGAATAAAGGCCAAAACATGGCGGTTGTTTTCCGTGATAAAGAAACCATGCCTAAAACCTTTATGGGGTATCCTGTAATTGATGGTGACAAAGATGACTTGCGCTTTGTTGATGCGCAAGGGGTTGTTGTGGGGCTTTATGCCAAGGGATCAGCAAGAAAAGATCAATCGGGTTTTGTGATTGATGC